TTTTGCTGATAGGCATTATAGTAAATGGATGATCCATGTATTTCTATTGTTTGTGTTTATTGGGTCGCAAGATGACAAGCGATTGGTTAGCAATGATATGTATTTCAAGTCGCTAGATGATTGTACATGGTACGCACAAACCCTACACAAACAGGGGTCTCAGATAACAGCTTATTGTCTTCCGACTGTGGTAGGTAAAGATGAAAAGGTGTACTGATGGAGCCAATTTCAACAGCACTTGCTGGCATTGCTCTGGTCAAAGGTGCGACTGATGCTATTAAAGCAGCCATCGGAACTGCAAATGATATTTCAGAAATCGCTGGTTACATCGACAACCTGTTTGAAGGCCAATCACAAGTAAACAGAGAGCGTAACAAAAAGTCTGGTGTTGGTGGTTTGGATGGCATTGGTGGCGTTGCCTCTGAGATGATTGACGCCAAGCTGGCACAAGAAAAATTATATGAAGTATCTATGCTTGTTGATCTTAGGTTTGGTAGCGGTACTTGGAAATCAATAGTTGAAGAAAGAGCCAGACGCATACAAGCTGTAAAAGAAAGAAAGAGGCAATTGGCTATAGAAAAAGCACAGCAAAGAAAAGAAATATTTGATGGTCTAAGCATTTTGTTTTACCTAATCATGGGAATTATTCTTTTTGGAATAATTGCATTTGTAGCATTCAAAGCATTCGCAGACACCCAGAAAATGACGACATGTCGTTTGACAGCCATGGAGAAAATTTCTGATAAAGAAATACTTTGTTTTTACAAAGGAGCAAACAACACTCAAGAATCTCACACGATAGAATTATATTTAGGTTGCACTCGCCAGTATTCTTGCAAGTATAATCCTATGCCCAAAGGTGCTAATCTTAAAGATACAATGAAAAGCATGAAAGATACTTTTGAATGAGCGTAGAAACTTTTTTAAAATGGAAAATACTTCCCCGACTTATGATGTTTGTTATGACAGTCATGTATATAAGAGTTATTGAGTGGGGCATAAGCCTAGATGATTTAACTACACAACAAAGCGCAATGATAAGCGTTGTTTCTGGTGCAATGACAGGAGCATTCGCGGTCTGGCTTGGGAGTGAAAAATGATACAAGCACTGATACCGATCGTGGGTAACTTGGCTGGCTCTTGGTTGCAGGGCAAGGCTGATGAAAAGAAAGCCACCAGTGAAGCCAAAGTAGCCAAGGCCAAAGCCGAGGCAGAGGTGATGAAGGTTGCCGCTACCCATGAAGCTGGCTGGGAAAAAATCATGGCCAAGTCTAGCGACAATAGCTGGAAAGACGAGGCTTGGACTATATTGTTTATAGTTATAATTGCTATGTGCTTTATTCCCTTTACCCAGCCATATGTTGAGCGTGGGTTTGATGCTTTATCTGCTACACCAGACTGGTTTCAGTATGCGGTTTTTGCTTCAATAGGTGCGTCATTTGGAATCCGTGGTTTGAAAGGATTTAAAAAATGAACATAGAAAAGCTCAGAGAAGAAATTGAAGTTGATGAAGGTTGCAAGTATGAAATATATCTTGATCACCTTGGCTTGCCTACATTCGGCATTGGGCATCTGGTTTTGGATGTTGATCCTGAGTATGGAGAGGCAGTCGGAACACCTGTATCAGAAGATAGAGTTTCAGCTTGTTTTGATAAAGATGTGCAAACAGTGCTTTCCGAATGCGAAATATTGTACGAAGACTTCCCCGACCTACCTGAAGATGTGCAAAGAATTATTGCTAATATGATGTTCAATATGGGCAGACCAAGGCTGAGTAAATTTAAAGGAATGAAAGCTGGTGTTGATGCTCGTGACTGGCAACAAGCTGCAGATGAAATGGTTGACTCTGTTTGGTATCGTCAGGTAACTAATAGAGCAGAGAGATTAGTTCAAAGGATGAGGAGTATTTAATGGCTCTTAAAACTTTAAAGTTTAAAGCAGGAATAGTTAAAGACATAACTCAGTTTTCATCTGCTAAAAATGGACCATTTTATGTTGATTCGAATCTTGTAAGATTTATGAATGGATATCCTGAAAAAATAGGTGGCTGGGAAAAAGAAATTTATTATGGACTTGATGCTTCAGGAGCACTAGACACATCAGCCGCAGTTAAAGTTCAAGGAACTCCAAAACAAATAGTTCCTTGGAGAGGGATTGATGGAACTGATAGAATTGCAATAGGTACAGACAGCCATTTATACATACTTAAAAACTCTACTATTTTTGACATTACACCATTAAGAAAAACAACATCTAATCTCACCAACCCACTAGCAACAACAGATGGCAGCACAACGATAACCTGCACAGACAACAGTCATGGTGCGTTGGATGGAGATTATGTTGTCATTGAGTCAGCTGCAGCTGTTGGTGGTGTTGCAGCAAATACATTAAATAGAAAATCTGGTTATGAAATATCAGGAGTGACAACTAACACATTCACAATAACTGTTCCCAGTGCAGCAACAAGCACTGTTGGTGCTGGGGGTGGAACAACAATCGATTTTAAATACCTTATTGGCAATGCAGCTAATCTTGGAATTCAAAGTGCGACTCCAGCTTTAGGTTGGGGTGCGGGAACATGGGGTCTGGGTACTTGGGGAACTCCTAGAGACCCAGACTCTTTGCCTTTTGCACTCGAGGCATCTCAATGGACTTTAAATCTTTGGGGAGAAGATTTAATTGCCAATGTAAGAAATGGATCAATTTATTATTGGGACACAAGTGGTGGTGAGTCGTCACGTGCAGTTGCTGTTTCATCAATAAGTGGAGCCTCTGATGTCCCAACAGCAACCCGAACAACAACAATATCTTTCCCAGACAGACACTTCATTGCCGCTGGTACAACACCTTTAAATGGAGATCCGCAAGATCCAATGCTTGTAAGATTTTCAGACCAAGAAGATTTTACAAATTTTACCCCAACTGCAACAAACACAGCAGGAGACCAGAGGCTTGAAATTGGAACTAAAATAATTTCAATGACGCCAACAAAAGACGAAACATTTATTCAGACAGATGAAGCTGCATATGGAATGTCATTCGTTGGACCACCATTCACTTTTTCATTCAGGTTGCTTGGTGTTAATTGCGGTGCTTCGGCTCTTCATGGGTCTGCGGCAGTTGATGGGGATGTTTACTGGATTGGTAAAAATAATTTCTTTAATTATAATGGCAGTGTCACTGAGCTTTCTTGCCCAGTTGAGCAGTTTGTTTTTGATAGGATACAAAAAGATTATATAGATAAAACTTATGCAGGGCACAATAAAAAATTTAATGAGGTGACTTGGTTTTATGTAAGTAATGATAATCCCTTGGGGGCAAATAACCCAGAACCAGATAGCTATGTCACATTTAACTACGCAGAAGGAGCATGGACAATAGGAACTCTAGACAGAAATGTTTGGTCTGATACTGCAGGATTCAGAAAAGTTCCTTTTGCTTTTGATTCTAGTGGAGAGCTTTATAACCATGAAACTGGCACCTCTGATGATGGAGCTGCAATGTCAGCTTTTATTGAAACAAGTGATCTAGAGATAACTCCAGAAGGAGACAATCTTTTCATGGTTGACAAAGTTATCCCAGATGCAACAATGACAGCAACCACCAATCTTTATGTTGATTTGAAAACTCGCAAATATCCTCTAGATACAGAGACCACAAAAGGACCATTTACTATTACATCGACTACAGGTAAAGTTTCAACCAGAGCACGTGGCCGTCAAATGGCAGTAAAGCTGTACAGCACAGGTACAGAAGATGATTGGCAACTTGGAGATTTTAGAATTAACGCAAGACTGGATGGAATGAGATGACACGCTTACCAACACCACCAACCAGAATACCTGCGCCATCTCCTGCTTTGGATTATTTTAACAAATTTAATGAAGTAATAATTTTTCAACAGAATCTTTCTAGGACTTTGGAAGAGCAATCAATACAAAATTCTTTTTCCCAGAATGCTTCTATAAAAACAATATCAAATGAAGCTGAAGCAATAAGTTGGTTTAATGGCTAATAATTATAAAAATTCAAAAGTTGATTTAACAACTACGAATGCCACAGTTCTTTACACTGCACCATCAGCCACAACTGCTATTGTTAGATCAATACTTGTTTCAGAAGACTCTGGAAATGCAGACACACTAACAATGACATTAACAGCTGGGACAGATGTCATTAGCCTTTTTAAAGTAAAAGCAGTCGGAGCAAATGCGACTGTTGAGTTTTTAACACAACCTCTGGTTGTAATGGAATCAGAGATACTAAAAGTGACAGCTGCAACAGCCAACAGGCTACACGTCACAACAAGCTATTTGGAGGTAAGTTAATGGCAGAGCAATTAGGTGGACTCAGTCTTCTGAATGATGATGACGAAGACAACCCAAACTTTACTTATGGTGTTTACCAGCAACAGGCTCAAACTCCAGATATCAACCCAAGCAACCTACAGGATTTGTATGGCACATCATCAATGCCTGTTTTTGAATGGGTCAGAACAATAAGAACAGGTGAAAGAACATACACTCCTGGAGATGATTTTGATGATGAAATGCTCGAAAAATACCGTGAATTTGAAAATCAAGATCGTGGTGGACTTGCTGGGATGCCATCAACAGCTGAGATAGTAGCTGGGGTTGCTGCCCCAGTTGTTCAATCCGTTGGTCAGAATGTCGTTAGAGGCATGGGTGATGCTTATCTTGGAGGTGGGATGGATGCCGCTATTGAAGGTGGTTTGAGTACATTCAGCTTTGACAAACTTCCAGAAGCTCAAGTTAGTAAGCTTGCTGGGAGCACAAGCAAACTTATAGATGCTGGAAACCTCAGCAAAGGCAGAGTTTTTGCCCCTGAGCTTGCTGGGGGAAGAGGCCTAGCAGAATCAACAGGTAATTTAGAGGCTTGGAATGCTCTTAATGATGCTGACCTTATAAACAAAGCAGGCATTTATCAACCTGACACATTATCTTCAGTAGGATTTCAAGGATCTACTATAGATTCAGCTCAAGCAGTATCTGCTGGAACGAATGCTGCTGGCTCTCAAGCTATCGCTCAAGCTGTTGAGCCAACCAGCTACTTCGGTGGTGTTCAGCAAAGGTTGGGTTCAGAAGCAGTTAAATCTGCAGGTGTTAATGGTCTTATAAGTTTCGGAATAAATTTGGCATCAGGAATGAAGCCTAAACAAGCAGCAAAAAGCGCAGGAGCTTCAGCCATAGGTTCTTACATTGGTCAGGCACTTATACCCATACCAGTTGTTGGAGGAGTTATAGGTGGTGCCATCGGAAGTATAATTGGTAGTCGTGTTATATGCAACGAACTTCAGCGTCAAGGAATCATGACTCGCAAGCAAGTTGCTCTTGATTACAAATTTACACGTGATTATCTGACTCCACAGCACGTCAATGGATATCATCTTTGGGCAGTGTGGATGGTTCGCCAGATGCGCAAAGGCAAGCTAGTTAATTTTTGGAAACATGTGGCTGGCCATCGTGCTAATGAGATTGCTTACATTTATGGTGAGCGAGAAAAGCCAGATTATTTAGGAAAAATTTACAGAAAGATCTTAGAGCCTACATGCTGGGTTGTTGGGTACTTCTGTAAGAAAACAGACTGGTCAACTTTATACAATGAAAAGGAGGTCTGAAATGGCTGAAGAAATGAATATGGAAGGTGCAAACATGGATCCGTTGTCAGCAATGCCAGCGGAAGCTCGTGAAATGATGATGCAGGCTGATGAAGATATTGCAGCTGTTCTTTTGGCTAGGCTTGCAAATATGTCCCCAGAAGAACTTCAGAGCCTTGATTCAGCAATAACACCAGCTGTTGCTTCTGTCTTGATGAAGCTATTGCCAGAGCTTGGTCAAATAATTGATGCAGTGACTTCTGAAGGTGGTATGGAAGATGTTGATGGACGCATGGCTAACATGGGTGCATTGAGTGGAATGTAGGAGAGCAAATTTATTTGATGTTTCAGCATTGACAGCAATGTTAATTGAAATGCACAACAATGCTGAAGTTAAATTGACAAAAGTTAATACTGAAAAGCTAGTCAATAAAATAAACGAAGCTCTTCACAGAGGAGTTATTTTGGTAGCGCACAAAGAAAATGAAATAGTAGGATCAATAGGTGGCATGGTTGTTTCAGACTGGTGGTCTGATGAAAAACACCTTTCTGACTTGTGGTTTTATGTTTCTCCATCTGCTAGAAAATCAAAGGCAGCAGTGATTTTATCAAAAGACTTTATTAAAATAGCAAAAGAGGCTAAAATTCCAGTGAGGCTAGGACATGTTTTTTCAGGAGACTCAGATCGTAAAGATAAGTTTTTTGAGCGTCTAGGTATGAGCAAAGCTGGTTCTTTGTATGTGGAGAATTAAATGGGTGGTATTTGCACAACAGACGTTATAACATTGCCAGATGCAGACAGCGTTCTTTCAGGAACTCAAATACCTGAGTGGGTATCAGCTGCTGGCCGACAACTTTATGAACAGTCTGCTGAAATGGCGAAAAGCCCATTCCCAACATACACAGGTGCTCGAATAGCCAGTTATGATGGTTCTAAGCTGACTCCTGAAGAGCAAGAAGCAGGAAGGTTGCTTGCACAAGGCACCGACACATATTCTGGTTACATATCAGACGCAGACCGCATGGCTGGGATGTTGGGTGGTGGATATGATTCAATGTCTAGGGAGGATCTTCTTGGGGAAGATTATCAAGGAGCAACAAGAGAGGAGCTTCTTGGTGGTGGATTCACATTAGAAAACGCTCAACCATTTTTAGATATTTATCAGAAAGCGCAAGATGCTGGTGTTGCTGAAATAGGAAGGCAGACAGACAGAGGTTTGATCTCGGATGCAGCGGATGCAGCTCGGATGGGTGCTTTTGGAGGATCTAGGCTTGGGTTAAGAGAAGCAACAACAGCTTCTGAAGGTGCCAGAGCCGCAGGTGATTTAAGATCCAGAGCTGCAGCTGAAGGTTTAAATTTTGCTGCAGGGCAACTTGAGCAAGATCGTGCTGCGAGATTCAGAGCTGAGGATGCAATGAGATCTCGTTTTGATCAAGAAAGGTCAGCAAGGTTCGGTGCTGAAGAATCAGCTCGTGGTGCTTACGAAACTGAAGAGGCGGCTAGATTAAGAGCAACTCAAGAATTAAAAGGCTTTGCACCTTTGGTTCAAGGATTGAATGAACAAGCTGCATCAGGGCTGTTAACTGCTGGGCAAGCTAAGAGGGAGCTTGATCAGATGGCTCTTGATTTGGCTTATGCTGATTATGTCGAGCAACGCGAATATCCATTCCAAATGCTTAATTTTGCACAAGGTGCATTGCAAGGAACTCCATACGAGACTCGCCAGTTTGGTTTTGAACAAGGCCAACAGTTTGTTCAATCACCAAGCATATATGGTCAGACGATCGGAGGTCTTGGCTCTTTGCTTAGTGCTTATTATATGGGGAACAGATAGATGGCTCACATGAAAGATGCAATGGGTTTTGTGATTCCGCATGATGATGTTGATGCCATGAATGATGCATCTGCTGCAACTCTCAATCCAGTCATCAGCGCAGGTGCTTCAAACACAGACATGTCCACGATTAATGCTGGTGTATTGAACACGCTCCCAGCTTACCAGCAAGCACTTGCTATTGCAGACCAAGTTTATCAAGAGCGTGAGCCAATCAGCCCAGCTATGCTTAGCTTTTTGTTCTTCTCAAAGATGGCAGAAGAATCCAGCAAACCAGGAGCGACAGCTCTGGGTGCAGCAGGAACTGCCGCTGCAACTCCAGCCGCATACCTGATGAAAGAGCGTGAGCTTGATGCCACAGATAAGAAGGCCAAAGCAACCCTCGCTGCAACCTTGAC